TGGACGTGCTGTAAAAGATCGAAGTCCATAGGGCGTCACTCACCGCTGCGGGGAAAACCCGCCAGTTCTGCTCTCTTTGCGTGTGTTAGTCGAGACTGGCTAAAAACTTCTCTACCGCTTCCCGATGGGACTCGGCAGGGTCGTACGCGCCTACGAACCAGTTATAGATCGTTTGGCGAGTCACCCCTAGGGCCCCGGCGACTTTCGTCACCGGGACACGGCGCTCAATGCAAGCTTTGCCCAAGCGCACTCCTAGACGGGACCTATCCCCTTTCCAGATAGCCTCGGCTACTTCGATACTGTAGCCGCGCATGGCTTATTCTCCCTCGTCCTCACCATCATCCAGCCACGAAGCCATGGCCTGCTTCAGCTCGGGCTTGGCGGTAGCAGTGTCGGCCACGTTACGCTTAGGCGCAGCGCGCTTCACCGGAGCTTCCTCCTCTTCCTCTTCGTCACCGAAGGGGTTACCCGCAGGTGCAGCGGAGATAGCCTTGGCTTCAACCGTCTTCGGTTCGGCAGGAGCAGCGATAGCCTTAGTGGCACCACCGGTTTCCGCCACGGACAGACCCACGTAACGCTTGGTCTCCGGGTCTTCCTGTGCAGCGTCCACAAAGCCAGCTTCCACCTCGGTCAGCAGACGCACGGGGGTGAACTTCAGCTTCATGGTGTCCGCGTCGAGGTCGTACATCACACGGGTGACGACAGTATCCACAGCTTCGCCGTTGGCCATCAGGAACTTCTTGTAGCTCTCGAACGGGTGGACGTTGTCGGTGCCCTTACCAAAGAGCGAAGCAGCCGGGATTTGCATCTGGTAGACTTCGCCAGACGGGTCACCAACCACCAGCACAGCGATGCGGCGCAGGAAGCGGCAGGCGCGGCCCTTACCATTTTCGCCAGAGCCTTCGACGTTCTTAGGGCAGGCGGCGCAGGAGGAAGCAGGCTTACCAGCGGCCTTGGCATCCGGGGTCTTGCCATCGTTCGACCAGCAGTCAGGCAGCGTGGCCTGCGCGCTGGGGTCATACTTGGAGGCGTAGAACTGGCGCGACGGCTCAGCCAGCAGGTCAACGACGATGACGTCCAACTGGTGCGGGACTGCCTTGCCAATCTGCTCACCACCCACGATACGCTTGAAGGTGCCGTTGGTGTTCAGCGCGATGCGGCGCAGGCTACCGCCGTTGCTACCCATCTTGTCCAGCAGCTTAGACTGGCGGCGGACGGTGGGCAGGTTGGACGGGTCTTGGAAAATAGTCAGGTTGCTCATGGTTATTCGCCCTTTTTGGTGGGTTTGCGGACTTGGATTACAAACTTGCGGTCGAGCTGAAGGCCCGCCGGCATCAGGTCTGGGTTCTCGTCCAGCACCTGCTGCATGTTCCCGTTATGGATACGCTTTTCGAGGATAAACGGGACGTTATTCTCGACTACGAAGTTGTACATGGACTCCCAGTCGTTGGTCCAGTAGCGGGTCTGAACGCGACGCGACACAGTCCCCATCGGGGTCTTAACGCTATCCAGATTGTGCGCGTTACAGAACTCCAAGATAGCGGCGGAGATAACCGCAAGGCTTTTCTCCATCTCCTCCATCTTCAACTCAAAATCTTCTTTACGCTTGGCGATGGCATCACGCACCTTTCGGTACGCCTCCACCATCTCTTCGATACTTACTGAGTCCGACATGGTTTGCTCCTTCGGTTGCCGGGGTTGTTTGTGTAGCAGCGGTCTTAGACCGTGTCAAGTATATTTCTGTACAGGTCGATCAACCGTTCGTGGTTTTCGATGTTACCCTGAAGCATCTTGTACAGGCGGGACTCCACCTCGCTGCCCCGGATGTGCATGATCGTCATGGCGTTCTTCTGGCCGGGACGGTTGATGCGGGCGTTGGCTTGGAGGTAGGTCTCCACCGATGTTACAGGCGCGTACCAGATGATTGTGTCTGCTGCCGTAAGGGTAAGGCCGTGACTGGCGGCCTGCGGCTGGATAACCAGCACCTTTGGGTCGGGGTCGTTCTGGAACTTGGTAACGATATCGCTGCGGCGATTGACCGGCACCTTACCACTAATGAGAGCGCAGCTGATGCCTTCCTTCTCCAGTCTGGCTACCAGTATGTCGATGGTGTGGGTGAAGGGTACAAAGACCAGCACCTTGTTGGACGTCTCGTTGATAATCTCCAGCACCGCCGTGATACGGTTGGAGACGTCGAACTCCAGCACCTGCCCATCGTCCGTGTAGACCGCGCCTCCGCTGATCTGGAGTAGCTTGTTCACCCGTCCGGCGGCGTTGACGGCGCTGACCTCTTCACCCGCTGCCTCGATGAGCAGCTGGCTCTTGAGCTGGTTGTAGTACTTCTTCTGCTGGGGGGTCATCTCCACCTCCCGCTCGACGTGGACAACGTCTGGCAGGTCAAGGCAGTCCTTCTTCTCGAACCGTATCGCCGGCTGAAGCATCTCATGCACGACCTTGTTCGCGTGGGGCTTAGGTGCCCACTTGAACTTGCTGACCGACATCATCACGCTGTCGCGGAAAGGCCCAAAATATTTCGGGCACTTGGGTGTCTCCAAGAGCCGCGCCAGACCGTAGGCATCCAGTGGTGATTGTGCTGCCGGCGTACCCGTAAGCATCCAGATGCGGGGACTAGTATTTTTCACGATCCTGTTCAGGATTTTCCAGCGGTTGGTCTGGGCGTTCTTGTAGGCCGACGCCTCGTCCACGACGATGAGGTCGAACCCCCCAGCCATGATTGCATCTAGCGCGGTCGCCACGCCATCAAAGTTGATGACGACAATGTCTGCCCCGGCTTGGATAACCTTCTCACGCTGCTTGGCGCTACCGTGTGCCACGCTACACGACCGGTGCATGGCAAACTTAAAGACGTCTTGCTGCCATGCCGACTTCATGATGGACAGCGGGCACAGCACAAGGGCGCGCTTCACAAGCCCCTTCTTCATCAGGTAGTCGGCAGCCCAGATGACGCTGGCGGTCTTACCCGTACCTTGCTCGTTGAAACAGAACGCCCGCTCGCGCAGCGACAGGAACGAAGACGTAACCTTCTGGTGGTCGAAGGGGGTGTAGCGCCCGGTCCACTTATAGTCGCGCAGGATGGGCGACGGGGCATCCAGCCCCAGCTTCACCAAGGCTTCCGCTTCCTTGTGCCCCCAGTTCACCAACACACCCTCACTGGTGTTAGCGCTCTTTGTTACTACAGATGTAATAACAGACGGGTCGTCAACGCTGACGAGCAGCGCCTTGTCTTCGATAATCTGCACTAGTTTGCTCCTAGCTTGTTACTTCGAGCGCTTACGCTCTCGTGCGCTAACCTCCGACACGAGGTTGCCTTTGCTGTCCCGCTTGAACGAGCGGTTCTTAGACTTCGGCTCGGCCCGCAGACCATCACCGTTGGTGCCGCCCTTATCAAACGCGCGGACGTGGGCCACGTCCATGCCATCGCCCTTCTTGACCTTGCCGGTCTTCATGAGCTTGGCTCGGGCAGCGTTGCGCTTGGCCCGGTTCTTCTTCTGCTCCGGGGTGCCTTGGTACTTTTCGTACTCCGACTTGTAATCCCTAGCCACCCTCTACCTCCTTCGTCTCGAAGAACGGGGCCGACAGTGTGACGGTGCGCCCCGTGGAAATCGACTTGGCTTCTACCACATCCGGCCACGCTTGGCTCGGCCCGATTACTCGGGTAAGGTAGTACAGGTAGCCGTGCTTGTTAGCCCTACTCTGGTGGTAGCCATCAAGGCTTGCCTTCAGGCTCAGCAGTTTCATCCACGCCTCCGTGGTCGCCAGTGTTCGCACGTCTCGACCGGGCACCAACCACACAGCCCGCTGGGGTTAGCGTTCCACACGCCGTTCTCCTTAGCCGCCTCCAGCCGGTCCAGCTGGTCATCGAACACACCCATGTAGGTGGGCAGGTGCTGCCTGTGGTGAATCTTCCTCGGCATCTCCTGACTGACAACGTACAGGAGAGCAGAGTTGATGGTCTCTACCTTGGGGAAGTGGACGAAGATGGCTCCCGCCAGCAGGTCCAGCTGTTTGATGTCCGCGTACTTGGCGTTCTTGCCTGTCTTGTAGTCCACCAGCCACGCCTTGCTACCGTTCACGATGAGCAAGTCAGCGATACCCCGATACCAGACGTCCTTGTCAAAAAAGCCTCGCGGCTCCAGCGCCTTGGACACGCCAATCTTGATTTCGGCGTACTTGGTGCCTTGCTTCTTCGCCAGTGGTTCCACGATGGGGCGCATGAAGGCGAACTTCTCGGGGATGGGTGCCCCCTGCGTGATGAATAACTCAGCCGCTTCGTGGACGGCGGTCCCATAGTCAGCAGCTTCCCCCGCCTCGTCCTTGACGTCCTTGACCACCTTCAGGTGGAAGTACTTCTTCGGACATTGGTCGAAGGTTTTGATGCTGCTATAGGACCACGCTGTCATTACTTCTTAGCTTTCCTAAAACGACCGTTGCCGTCACGTATATCATTCTTACTGGCTTCAGCCAATGCTTTCTCTAAGCCAACGGTCCGTTCATGAAGCTTTGCATATGCCTCTTTAAGTTCTCCCAAATCGAACTCAAGCAGGTCAAGCTCACGCTCGTTTTCTTTACTGATGAACTTAAGCTCTTTATTGACGGTCTCAAGCTCTTTGATCTGCTTAGTCAGCCTAACATAAGTCTGCTCAGCCTCGGCCAGCTTCACTCGTAGTTCGCGGGCTTCGCCCCATGGGTTGTACCATGACATAGCTTCCTCCTCAGTTTGCGTTGTCTTGAAGCCGGTCTGCGACCAGCTTGGCGTAACCAGCGATATCAAGGAAGTTATCCTTGTGCGTCGGGTCGCCGTACACGACACGCCCCATCTTGTGGGCGATCATCTCCATACTCTCACGCATATCAGCATCCATGGCTTCCCAGCTGGGGCTGCTCCGCATAAGATACTTCACACCCTGAATGAACTGCGCCTTGCTAGCATAGTCGCCGTAGTCCTTGCCACGCTCGACCAGCACTTGCTCGATGGTGTTGCCCTCGCAGGCGACGGGCTCGGACTTCGGCTGCTGGGCCCGGTAGATGGGGTTAGACTCCAGCTCCGACTGTAATACCCGGTACATGGGAGCAGACTCAATACACCGCTTGGCCGGCTTGACCGGCGCGTAGTGCGGAGCAGTGATCGGGTCTTCGATTAGGTCTTTCCACAGCCTGCGCGTGTCGTTCACAAGCGCCCGACTAGCGCCTATGACTTCGGCAATGCGGAGGTTACCACACCGGGGGTGCGCCTGCATATACTTCAGTATCAGGCTCGTCTTGGTACGCGGAGCGTAGTCTGGGTCTTCCTTGCGCGCATCCAACTGGAAAACACGCCAGACTGCCTTGGTGGGTATGCCCAGCTTATAACCAACCACCTTAAGCTCGTCTCCGGGGTGGGCTTCCAAAAAAGCTCTGATCTGGTCGTAGTCGTAGTCTTGTGTAGCTCGTTTAGTCATGGTCTGCTCCTTACTTTAGGTTCCCGCCGCTTTTCAGTATGTCACCGTCGTATGTATACGTGCCGGTGTGGGTAAGACGGATGAAGGGGTGGGCATGGATTTTACCCCCGTGTTTCCGCCACAGTTCGCAAAAGTGATAATCTTCGGACAGCAACGCCCCACTGTCGTCGATACTCGTTGCGAAAAATTCATGGGTCAAAGGCTTGGCATACTCCCCCTTCTCCGGGTCAAAGAACGACGACACCCGATAGGTAGGTACATGCGGCGCAAGGTGTTCAAACACACCGCGCTTGATAAGCATGAAGCCGGTACCGCCATGGCGGACCTCGATGAAGCCCTCTGGATCGGTCTCGACATCCCCGCTGCCAACCATGTTGAAGACGAACGCACCAGCGTGGTCGTGCAGGTCGTTCTTACCCTCACGCGCCGCCTTCTTGACGCTATCCCAGTTCACTTCCTTCTTGGGGTAGATGCCGCACGCGATGTCCCTGTCTCCCGCTAGCAGCATAGCCACAGCGTTAGCGTCGAAGCCAATGTCAGCGTCGATGAACATCAGGTAGTCGTGGCCGCTCTCAAGGAAGACACGCGCCAGTTCGTTACGGGCGCGGGTGATAAGGCTCTCGTTGGTGATCTGGCACCACGCCACATGCACCCCCAGCTCACGCATCTTGGCGACCGTGAACAGCAGACCTTGCACATACGCACCCGTGCACATGCCGCCGTACATGGGAGTAGCGATCATCAGGCTCGGGCGCTTGGTCTCGACCGGCGTCACCTTGTATTCGTCACTCACTTCGTTTGCTCCTTCTTGTGCTGGTACACCTGCCGCGCAGCGGCGGCGAGGGTCACGCCAAAGTGCTCAGCGATCTCCTCAAAGGGCTTACCCTCTACGTACATATCCCAAGCCACCTGACGCTTTTCAGGCGTCCACCAGCCAGCAGGCTTGCGGGGGCGACTGACAATGTTACCCGTCACTTCTTACGCACCGCAAACTGGTGGCCGATGTGAACGATGTCGAGTGATTCCGCAAAGGTGTTCACAAAGAAGTCCGTAGCCATCTTAGGGCGATGGAGAATGTCGCGGCTATCACCCCACAGGTAGTCGTCAAACACCATCAAGCCACCCTGCTTCAGCAGCGGCCACGCCATGCAAGCGTCGGTCAGCACATCCTTGGCAGTATGGCTGCCGTCGATGTAGATGAAGTCAAAAGTCGGGTGGTCTTCGGGAGCTTCCACCAACCAGTGAGCAAGCTCCTGCACGGATGCGGACTTGTGCTGGAAGATACGGCGGCGCGGGAACTTCTTTGCCGCGACAACCAGATTATGCCGGAACCGATCTTCAATACCCTGCACGGTCTCAGCGCTGTGCTCCTCGCTGCCTTCCCATGTGTCGATACAACGAAGGTTATCACCCTCGGTCATCATGTTCTCGGCCATCCAGACGGCGCTGCGGCCCTCGAACGAACCGATTTCAAGGAAGTTACGCTGCCCCGGCGTACCCGGTAACAACGTAACCAGCTGCTCCCACACAGGGATGTTGTGGCTGAACCAGTCTTGCGTGAATGTGTATTCGGTCATTTGCTTGCTCCTATTCTGGTACGCGTTTGAAGTTAATGGTGGGGATTAGAACTACCTGCTCAACGTCCATCGGGTCGCCCCGGTCGTAGCGCCCACCTGTGCTTACGGTGTGTTCAGTGGGCAGTTGAATAACGCCAAGCTGGTCGGTCCACTGCACAGCCAGAAGCGCATCCATGCTGTGACTGGTTACGTCACACAGTGCGTCGTACTTATTTTTGCTAAGCATGTAGGTAGGGTATCGGCTGCGCTCGTTTTTTCTGGTTTTCACCTCGACCACACACTTGCGGTCACTAAACGAGAACATGCCATCATAGAACGCATACTCCTCGGTGGGCACCTCTGCCTCCAACCCGAACGCCCGCCCCAGCTTACTCAGGACGTAGTGTTGGTTGCCACGATCAGCCGCGCTTTCGTATTTCGGCCTACCCGCCATGATCTGCTCCTTTGTCGACATGCTTCGCCTTCAGGACGTCATCGTAGCAATTCTGGGTTAAACGGATTACGTCTTTCAGGAAGTCGGCTGCGATAACCCAGTCTGTCTCCTTCAGCTTGAGTACGTCCATACCTACGACTCGCCCATCTTGGCCGTCCCAGCGGAACCTGAGTTTAATCTCATCACTAATAACGCGCCCGTTTTTCGCTGCGTAGTGCTTCGCGTTGTAGTCCGGGTTTTTAAGAAGCCACGCCCGCCTAGAAGCCTTCTGGCAGGTCGTGCAAAACCGCGTACCGTTCGCCCTATAGCTAATGTTACCCTCTACAAATGGGTGGCCTTGCTTACACACAAGCTTCTTCCGGCGTCCGCGCTTATTCGGGCGTCCGGGCCGCGCAGGTAGGGGGTCGTACCCCAGCGTGTTTTCCAAGTCTTCAATCTCACCCGCCATAGCTTGCTCCCATCTTGCTCTCACAGTTTAACGGCAACGCCGCTGCCCACTTCGGGCGGATACGCATACACTGCTCAACGAACGCACGCGCCTCGTTAGCTTCCTCCTGCGGTGCTACCACCACCACGCTATCGTGGACGGTCATGGCTACCTTGTACCTCCGGGCGATCATCAGCATCTGGTTAGCGATGATGATGCGGGCCAAGGCTTGGCAGATATTCTCGACGCACTTGCCGCCGTATATCCGCGTAGGGATAACCGCTCGGCCCTTCTTGGTGTCGTACACCATCTCCTGCTTGCCCTTGTCGTTCAGGATAAGCCGCAGGTTGGGGTAGCGGAGGCGCAACAGGTTGGGGAGTACGATACCCCCAGCAACAGCCAGCTTCATGCCCTCACCAATCGACGTAAGGTTATTGACTACCAAGGACTCCAGCGCGTCACCCGTGTCCCGCCACAGTTTGGGGATGTAGGGGTAAGTCTCCCGGTACACCGCGATGATGCGCTTGCACTCGTCCAGCTCCATGGTGACACCGAAGGTCTTCAACTGCGCTTGGAACTTAGCCGGGCCCATGCCGTAGCCTGCACCTAGGATGGTAGTCTTACCCACAAACCGCTGCGAGTCGGTGACCTCTTCGATAGGCACACCGTAGATGGATGACGCCATGATCTTGTAGACATCCTCACCCTTGTCGAACGCCTCAACCAAGTCCCACTGCCCAGCCAGCCACGCCAAGGTGCGCGCTTCGATCTGGCTGGAGTCGCAGTCGATAACCACGTAGCCGGGAGGTGCCTTGATGGCCTTCTTCAGCGGCGACTTGCGCGGCAGGTTCTGGAGGTTGACCTTATCGTCGCCACCGAACCGCCCGGTGTGGGCTGCGTAATAGCGCAGGGGAACAGGCAGCAGACCACGCTCTGAGATACCGATGAACCGCTCGGTCCGGGTCTCCTCCAGTGTAGACTTTACCCCTAGCCGCGCAGCCACAATGGCCTGCACCTGCTCGTTCTCATGCTCCAGCAGTTCC